TGTGTCTTGGTTGGCCAACAAAGATCCGAGGGATTTTAAGTAGAGGGTCACTAATGTTTGTAGTACCGATTGAACTGAAAGAGGCCAACGCTTTCGTTTTGTCGTATCACAGACACAACAAACCGGTAGCAGGCCATAGATTTAGTATTGGCGCGAGTGACGGCGAAAGACTTGTTGGGGTAGCAATCGTTGGGCGTCCGGTTTCAAGGCATTTGCAAGATGGTTTTACTGCGGAGGTTTTGCGATGTTGCGTACTGCCCGACGCGCCAAAAGGCTCCTGTTCGTTTCTCTACAGCCGAGCGTGGCGGGTTTGGTCGGCGATGGGCGGGACGCGCATGATTACTTACACGCTCGATAGTGAACCCGGATCGTCGCTGCGAGGCGCTGGTTGGCGCATTGTCAATCAAGCACCGCCCGTGCAGGGGAAGGGTTGGACAAATCGTCCCGGTAGGGAGTGGCAATCCGTTCACGGTCAAGGCAGATTTCGTTGGGAATGCGCTACGCAAAACGCCAAAAAATCCGAGGGATTTTAAGTAATCACTTTCTCGCCCGATAAATGCGTCGGTCTCGCCCGGGTCCATCCCGCTTGATGACTTCTTCCATGATGTCACCGGATTCCAAAAGTGTCTGAAGGATTTCGTTGCGGTCGCGGGCTTTCATGCCTTGCATACCCTTGGCCAGTTGCGTGCTGCTCGCGCCCAAGTCGCCCTGCTTACGGATGAAGTTCAACACCTTTTTGTGTGATGCTTCAATTTCGTTTTCTGCGACTTCACGATACAAAAGATCCGCTGTGTAATTGAATGACCAGCGAACCAAGTCGTTGGCAATCTTGAAAATTTCAAAGGTCACGGTCGGCGAAATGGGGTCACGGGCAATGGCTTCAATCATGGCAATCTTGACGGTGATTTCGCTATAACGCACCCATAACGCTTCATCCGCTCGGCACTTCTTTAACTGCCACTCCCTTACCAACTTGTACTCTTCAAAAGCGGTATCTTCCCAGTGCACGATCATTGGAACCACCGGGGAATTGGGTAACATCGGCTGGTTTGACAGGTTACCAACATTCGGAGCTACAACATTGTACGAATCCATCATGTCTTTCACGACATCTTCGGGCGGCGGCGAAAGCTGAGGGATTTGTGTTTCTGGGTATTCTTCAAAAGGCGGAATCAGCATGATTCGAGACAAAGTCCCGTTATCCACCATATCGAAATTCAGTGCTGGAATTAGTGTCCGAGGCGTTGTGGTCCCGAAGAAATTGAAATTCGGTTGATTGATGTCGAGCCTCAACCGATTGACGGCATCAGCGTATTCTTGACCGTGATACATCCCGGCGCTGCTAGAGTAGACTTCAAGCAAAGTCTTGATGATGTCACGCTGATGGCTCGCCGCGTTTCTCGCCGTCAAACTCTGTAGATATAGCCCCATTTCATCCAGATGTGAAATCCGCGATGGGAAGTCATGCAGCGTGCGCAAGATGGCAACACCCGATGAAAATCGGTCGCCGCAAATGAGTGGATGCAACCCGGCTGCGTTCATCAATTCCTTGATTCGCTGGCGACTGTGGTCCTTGCCTGCGCCTGCTTTTGCGACGGCAATCGAAAAGATGTTGCACCGAGTATTCAAATGCGCCATCGCGTACCGTCGCCCAAAAATCGCACCAAACATGCACAAAGTGTTCAACAACGCGAAGGTCGGTTGTGGTTGTTGTGATGTGGCATTGATCCACCGGGTAACCCTTCCAACCAAGGAGGGACTTTGGAACCACTCATGCGGGAAATTTTCTTTCGTACTCTTGGGCGGTCGCTTGGGTTCCTTGATGTGAGTTAAATCAACCTTGATGGACTTGTTGGGATTCAAATCTAGATGCGGGGGCGGTTGCCAGCCGTTCTTTTGCGCCAAATAGTACAGGGTTCCCGCTCCAATTTTCGTAGGCGGCGACTTACCGTAATGCTCCCAACGCGCATGGGTTTCGGTCAAATCGTATTTGGTGGATTCTTTCGACCATTGATCAAAGATGTAAAGCCCGCGTCCTTCGGTTGCGCAATAAATCGCCATGCCGATGCGGTTCCAATCGTCCCAAGACAAATCCGGGTTAGGCACGAACTTCAGAGCATCCTCAACAGCCGCCATCGTGCCCACCAGCCCGTCGTAGGAGGTCTTAGACTCTGTGACCGTGGTCACCAGCCTAGGTCTTTTCAAAGCCGCTGGGAGCGTCTGGTAGGCTTCTTCGGCCACTCGCAGAACCTGCTCTCGGGTAACAACTGGCAGACTATCAATCGGGATTTGATGGGGCGATTCCAAAGGCCAGCTGTAGGGCTTACCCGTTTCGGGATGCGTTGCATAAGCCACAAACTGCTGACCCAAGCCCAGCACTTCGATGGGATGCATGGAAATCTTGGTGAACGGTTCTTCGGTGCGGTACAAGTACAAGGCTTTGGGCGACCGTCCAACCCGAATCAAATCCGTGACGCCCAAGCGGTTTTGGAAGATTTCGCCGATGGAAATCGCAATGGACTCATCCAAGATGTCAATGTCAATGGCAACGACTTCGCCAGTTAAGATACCGATGCCGCAATTAGGCCATTCCGACCACAAGTCAACATGGGCTTGTTTGGTGTCAATTTCCGTCCACCGCGCAAGTTCACCCCATTTTTCACCATCCCACCGACCCGGGCGTTTGGTGCCGGGCATGATAGGTATGATTCGGTATCCGCCATCCACCAATTTGGAGGCGTATTGACGCATGTAATCAGACATTTTCGACTATGACCTCCACGCGCTCGTCGCCAAAAACTTTAGACGCAATGATGTACGCGACGGCAGAATCATCCTTGAATACAACACCGTTGAGTCCGTCCAAGATCGCCTTGATAATGTTGTCAAGGTCCGGGCGTGAAGTGTGATAGCCTGTCTTTTTTTTATGATTGAAGAACGCATGAATCGTCACGCGCACGGGTCCTTCCAGCATCGTTTTGCCCGACATTGCGCACTGCGCAAGAGCTGCAACGGCTTGCTCATAGTTGCGTGTTTCGCGTGGCGTATAGGTCATCACGCTACCGTCTTTTCTTTGACCAAACCTTGGTCGTGCTTTGCCAATCGGTTTGCCGTGTATCACGATGCTAATCATTTCAACCCCGCCAATTTATTGATCTTTGACACAATGAATGAGGGCGTTTGAGATTGCCCAGAAAAATATCGACCGAGCGTGTTTCTATGAATTCCCAATTTCTTTGCCGCTGCCGAAAGTGTGTAACCATTTCGGTAAATTTCAAGAAACGCAGCATCTCGGTCAGACAGTTGACCGCTACCACTAGCAGCGACTTCTCCCTTGGTCTTTCGTTCAATGACTTTCAACCACCTAGGTGATGGCGTTCTGGAACCCGCAACCCAGCGACTAACGGCGGCACGGGTACACCCGCACATAGCAGCGAATTGCTCATGCGTCAAGTTTTCCCGATTCAACCATTCTTGAAGCGTCATTTCTGGTGACATCATGCCACCCCTTGCATTCCGTCACAAGTGGGCCTATAGTCGGGTTGTGATGAACCTAAACTTAAGGAGTTGAACATGAGAACTGAACTTGAGATTGCAGAGGACCTGTTCAAGGCCAAGCAGGCCGAAAAGCAGGCGGAGCGAGACCGGATCGCTCTTGAAGAGGAGCTTGTTGCCGTTCTGGGCAAGCGCGACGAGGGGTCCAAGACCCACACGGTGGGTGGCTACAAGGTCACGATCACCGGGCGGATCAGTCGCAAGATTGACTGGGAGAAGTTTGACAAGGTTTCGAGCAAGATTCCGGAGAATCTCTGGCCGGTCAAGCGCACGCTGGACGAAACCGGCGTGAAGTACCTCGCCAACAACGAACCCCAGTTGTACAAGATTCTGGCCCCGGCGTTGACCGTGGAGCCAGCCAAAACCACTGTCCAAATCGTGATGGGAGCATAAGATGGCGATTAGTCTTAAAAGTCTGAAGAAGTCAGGGGTGGCCCGTCCACCCCGAATTGTGCTGTATGGCACTCATGGAATCGGCAAGAGCACTTTTGCGGCTCAAGCGCCAAATCCGGTGTTTATCCCAACAGAAGAGGGGCTGGATGCAATCAATGTCATGGCATTTCCTCAAGCGCAATCGTTTGACGATATCATGGAGGCGATTGGCTCACTCGCTGCCGAGGAACACGAGTACAACACTGTGGTCATTGACTCTGCGGATTGGGCGGAGTTGTTGGTACACAAAAGAGTGGCGCGTGACAACAATGTCGCAACGATTGATGCCATCGGTTACGGTCGGGGCTACAAGAGCGCGACGGATTACTGGCGTCAAATTCTTGACGGACTGGATCACTTACGGGCTGACAAGAGCATGCAAGTCATTTTGTTGGCGCATACGCAAGTGAAGCGGTTTGATGACCCGCTCGCGGATCCGTATGACCGTTACCAGTTGGACTTGCACCACGGCAGCGCCAGCCTCATTGCGGAATGGTGCGACATCTTGATGTTTGCGAACCAGCAATACAGCACGGTGAAAAGCGATGTGGGCTTTAACCAGAAGGTGACCCGCGCCGTCGGTAGTGGCAGTCGAGTGTTGTACACACAAGAGCGTCCGGGATGGCAGGCGAAGTCTCGTTGGCCGTTGCCAGACATGCTGCCACTGGATTACAACAAGTTTGCCGATGCTCTGAGCACGGCGATGAACAATGTGGTAGGAGAATAAACATGGCGAAACTGAACTTGAACCCGGCTGATTTTGAGGGCATCAACGACGGCGCACCGGAGATTCTTCCGGTGGGTGATTACACGATGCAAATCGTGCAGTCAGAGATGCGCGCTACCAAAGCAGGCGACGGCGAGTACTTGTGGCTGGAATTTGAGATTCTGGGTCCGAAGTACGCGGGTCGTAAGTTTTGGGAGCGTCTGAACCTTTTCAACAAGAACGAGGTGACCGTCAAGGTTGCGAAGAAGCAGCTTGCGGCGATCACGGCGGCGTTGAACTTTTCAACACTTCCGACCGACTCTGAGCAGTTGCACTTCAAGCCC